ATGTTTCTACGCCCATTGCCGCCGCCAAGTGACTGACAGAGGTACAGGCTGAGATCACCAAGTCACATGAAGCCACCGCTTGTCGAGTGTCTTCCCATGACTGTAATGGTACTTGTTTTACCCAAGCTGGGCAAGCGTCTACGCCCTCGTCACGCTGTAATGAAATGAACTCTGCGTCAGCATCTTTTACTGCGTCAAACATCAGATCGTAGGGGAACTTTTTATGATGTTCGTGCTCGAATTTACTGTTGCCCTGCCAGCGCAGACCGATGCGTTTCTTACGCCCTTTGATCGACATTGGCTTCTCAAGGTATGGCGCACCAGACAGATCACGAAGTTCTAAGCCTAGAGGAACTACAGAAGACATTCCAGACACAAAGAAGTCGTGGTAGATACCAAAGGTAGCCTCGTGCTGAACAACGGCTGATACGCCTTCTACGCCTTGGAATAAGGATGCCAGTTGTCCAGTACAGGATACAACCACCTTACAGCCTCGTTCTGCAATCAGCTTGGCATAGCGAATCTGGTGAATCTGATCGCCCAGACCACCTTCCAGATACAGCATGACCGTACCCTTTGTCTTACCGTCCCACTGGGGTGTAGGCACATCAGGGCGTGAGTTACCAAACACCCCCACGATTCGTCCTCTGTCCATCAAGCCGTAGCCCTTTTGGATTTGACCTTGACGCAGGTAGTACCAGCCACGGTTATAGGCGGCTCGGTGGTTGTTAGGCTCTTCAGCTTCTAACTTTTGAGCCAGTCTCCAGCCCTCAGCAAAGTCACCCATTGTGGATGCGGCAAGCTGTAGGTCTAGGTCATGCAACTCAGGAACTGTGCGTGGACGCTCAAGCCAGAACTCAGGCTGGCAGAAAGCTGAGTAGTGGTGCTTCAGCAGATCGCGGGGGTCTTGCTTATGCTGTGCCGCCAATACAGGCTTGACATCGTGCATCCCTGCGTGACCGTGCAAGTTCTCGTCATCTTCAGCTACGCTTGAGCCGTCAATGTTGTTGAAGTCGTATGCAAACTCAGGCAGTTCTAAGAACTCATGAATACGGGCTAACTGCGCTTTGGGGTCAGCTAACAGGTCTTCATACTCAACAAACAAGAAGTTCTCTGGTGCGTACTCGTAGCCGTTCTGAAGGGAGATGTAAGCGGCGCGGAGGTGATCCATCAATTGACCAGTCGCCATGAACTCGTCTAGGTCTGTGGGCTTGGCTACACGGATAAAGCTGGCGGCGCAGTCAGGAACAGAGCGAACAGTAGCAATGATCTTAGGCTGACGACCTAGCACCTGTGACATGGCACCCATGATTTGACCGATAGGCCAGCCACGGGACTTGTCGATGATGACAGGCTTGTCAGTGTCTTCGTAGAACGCATCAATAGCACCGCGCATGGTCTGCGCTAACTTGCTTCTCTCAGGGTCATTCTCATTCAGTAAACCCGCTGAGTGCCATGTATTAGCCAAACCATCAAGGGCGTGGACAAGCCCTGATGTAGTGGATACATGAGTCATTGGGTTCTGGTTCAAGATAGCCGCAAGGACTGTCGAGCCAGAACGAGGAATGCCAGAAAGGAAATGCAGTGTTTTGTTCATGTGTTTTTGTAAAATCAAGTGCTTGCAATACCAATCGAAGAAAGACCACCTATAGCTATGGCAGACCAAGTAGTTAATGCGCCTACTTGCTTAGGACTTGAATAATTTGTTGTATTGCCTAAACCTAATCGACCAAAACTGTTTGCTCCCCAAGCCCATAAAGTGCCGTCTGTTTTTATACAGAAACTACTAGTCGTACCACCTGCTGGAGTTACCCAAGTTGTTAAAGCTCCAACTTGAACGGGAGATGAATAATAGGTTGTATTGCCAAGACCTAATTGACCAGTCAAATTTTTGCCCCATGACCACAATGAGCTATTAGTTTTAGTAGCAAGAACATGATATTGACCGCTAGATATATTTAACCAAGTAGTCAAAGCACCAATTTGTTTTGGAGATGAGTATGAAGTTGTATTGCCAAGTCCTAATACACCAGTGCTATTTCTTCCCCAAGACCACATTGTGCCATCTGATTTTATTGCAACCGCTGAACCATAGCCAGCAGACACTTTTAACCAATTAGTCAACGCTCCAACTTGAATAGGAGAAGATTGACTGGTCGTATTTCCATTACCCAATTGTCCAAAAGCATTGTATCCCCAAGCCCATAAAGTGCCGTCTGTTTTAGTTGCAACAAAATTATACCAACTAGCGGCAACAGATAACCAAGCAGTTAATGCTCCTACTTGTTTGGGCGAAGAATAATTAGTTGTGTTGCCCAAACCCAGTTGACCTTGAGCGTTATAACCCCATGTCCATAATGTTCCATCTGTTTTAACAGCGGCAACTGCGCTTTTTCTTGCAATTGCGGTTGACCAATTAGTTAATGCGCCAATTTGTTTTGGACTGGAGTAATAGGTTGTGTTTCCTAAGCCTAATTGACCATAAACATTATTTCCCCATGACCACAGCGTTCCATCAGTTTTAATGGATAAAGAAAATGAATTTTCAGAAGATATAATTTTTGACCAAGTTATAAGAGAACCAACTTGTTTTGGTGAAGAATAGTTGGTTGTATTGCTAAGTCCCAATTGACCATCAGCGTTATATCCCCAAGTAAACAAATGAGGATCAATTTGTTTAGGCCAAGTCCCAGCCGCAATAGCGGCATTCACCTGTTGCATTGTCCAGATGCCTGAGTATTGTGTGTATGGGTAAACTGCTGTTGCCATTTTTTATCCTAAAGCTAAAGCAGTTTGATTAGCCGCACCAACTTGGTTAGAAGCAATTTTTGACCATGTTGTAAGTAAACCAACTTGCTTTGGTGAGGAGTAAGAACTTGTATTGCCAAGGCCAAGATTTCCTAAATGACCTCTACCCCAAGACCACAATGTGCCATCTGTTTTAGTGCCATACGCACAATAAACGCCACTAGCAACAGAAAGCCAATTAGTTAACGAACCAACTTGTTTGGGCGATGAATAACTTGTAAGGTTTCCAAGTCCAAGTTGACCAAAGTTACTTCTACCCCATGACCAAAAAGTGTTGTCTGTTTTTACAGCATTAGCATGATAATAACCGCCCGCTATTTGTAACCAAGTAGTCAATGAGCCAATTTGCTTAGGAGAATTGTAATTTGTTGTATTTCCTAAACCTAATTGTCCAAAGTTGTTTAATCCCCAAGCCCATAATGTGCCATCGGTTTTAATAGCAAAACTGGAAGAATAACCAGTAGATACAAAAAGCCATGCAGTTAAACTGCCAACTTGTTTAGGGCTTGAATAATATGTAGTATTACCAAGCCCAAGGCGACCAACATAGTTACCACCCCAAGCCCAAAGGGTTCCATCGGTTTTAACGGCAAGCATATAACTATTCCCGCCACCCAACTTTGACCAATTAGTTAACGAACCAACTTGTTGAGGAGAAGAAGTGCCAGTTGTAGTTCCAAGACCCAAATTACCACCTGAGTTATATCCCCAAGTCCAAAGCGTACCATCTGTTTTAATGGCGGCAGTGTATGCGTTATATGCGTTAACAGTTGACCAAGTAGTCAATGCGCCTAATTGTTTGGGTGATGAATAAGAGTTAGTGTTACCCAAGCCAAGCTGACCACTACTGCCTGTACCCCATACCCACAAAGTGCCATTAGTTTTAATTGCAAATGATGCTTGATTGCTTGAAGAAATTGAAGTCCAGTATTCAGAACCAACTTGTACTGGAGAGGAATAGTTTGTTAAGTTATTAACTCCTAGTTGACCAGCAACATTTGCACCCCAAGAATACAGGTTGTACAAAAAGGTAGGCGTAGGTGCAACCAACGGATTAAACCCCGGCTTAACAATACTCCCCGGAAACATTTGTCTTATAGACATTATTGCACCTGACCTTTCTTCCGCTTGCCAAAGCCAGCCGCATTCATTTTTTCTTGATATTCTGGGTTTTGCCACGCTTCTTGTTTTTGCAAGCGTATCTTTTCAACAGTTTCTGGTGAGTGTTTCTTGCCCAGCATTGAGGTGTGAATTTTTAATTGATTTTCTTCTGAAATAACACGGTGCTTAGCAGACTCTCGCATTTTTGCTTTTGTTTCTTCTGACGCTTTTTTGCCTAGCAATCTAGCTCGAATCTTGTTTCGAGTTTCCTCTGAATGCTTACGACCAAACATTCCGTTAGTCTCACCAAAAATACCTATTGCACCCTTGCCGCCTGTACAAATGTTATATCCATTTGGTTTGAGCGTGTTGTACGCTTCAATAGCTTTGCGTTCTATCTCATAACAGTATTCTTGGGTAGACTGTAACAAGACCTCTAGCTTAAATTTATCACGACCATGTTTTTTCATGGCGTTTTTAATGATTGACTTTGTTGGCGTGACTGTACTGGCGTGAGAATTCATCCTAGTTCTTGGATTTTTAGTCACGCCAATGTACACCATGTCATTCACAGTGTTTGTGATTTTATAAAGATAAGCAACATTAGTCATAGCTAAGCTATTTCAAGATGCGATGCTTTCGTATGAAATCGTGTAGGTGATACCGCTTGATGTTCCCGATGTCACCACGATGGATGTGTTTTCCATCAAGTACACAGCCGTTGTCTTATCTACTGCGATCACAGATGCACTAGCAGGCACTGAGATAGTAGAGATAATTGGGTAGTTTGTACCTGCGCCGGCGGCCTGACTGTTAATTGCTACCGTTGCGTTTACTGCGGATGAGCCGTTTACATTGGCACACACAATCTGGTTGATCTTGTAGACCAGACCAGAAGATGCAGCGTTAGACAGCAAGGTGTTAGCCGTTGTGTTGCCGGGTGTGAGATAAAACGTATTGCCCGTTAGGGTCGTGACGTTAACAATATTAGGATTTGCCATGATAGTTCCTTACAGACCGAATACGATTGAGAAAGCAATTGCCTGACCCTTGGTAGCGCCAGAAGCTGCCGGAGCAGTTGACTGCCACGTTGTACCGTTAGAAGTCAACACATTACCAGCAGTGCTAGGCGCAACAAACAAAGGTGTTGATGTGCCATTACCCAGAACCACGTTGTTAGCAGTCAAAGTATTAAGACCGGTACCGCCTTGATCCACACCAAGCGTTCCAGTAGACACCAAGTTTTTGCTTGCGTTTGTAAATACAGGCTTGCTGGCTGTTAGCGAAGAGTCAATGATGTCATTAGCCGTCAGCGTTGT